AAGTGAACGTCGGCTAGGTAGCCGTCAAAATAAGCATTGTAGTTATTTGTGTAGTTTCCAATACTATGTCCATAGTTTTGACCATAAGGTAAAGATTCGCCTTGGTCCGGATATGTTCCACTAAGCGTTTGTTGTATTCCATTAACGTAAATCTTTACTCGATTGGATGCAGTTGCTTGGGTCGTATCTACTGAAATAATAATGTGATACCAAGAGCTTACATCTCTAAATGTGGCGGCTGTTTCTAATGTTTTCCAAGAACTTCCAGTACTATTAAAAGCAAACTTAAGCTGATCATTTGTAGGATTAAATCGAAACTCTGTTCTTGGTACGGTGGTTGATTGTCCGGGAGAAGATGAAGCATTAAATATATTTTGATCCGTGCTTAAAACTGAACGCTTAACCCATAAAGCAATTGTAAATGTTTTGGGGTTGCCAGAACTTGAGAATGTTTTGTTTAAGTATGTACTGTCACCACTGTTAAACCGCAAGCTGCGGTCAATCTGGTAACCAGCAGCAGCGCCGCCTTGTCCTGCGGCACCTGCTAGTTGATTATTACTAATTACACTCATGAATAAGCGAGGGTAGCGACTGCATGGATTGAACCAGTCGTACGAACGACATAATCAATACGATCAACAGCTGCTGCAGTTGTCGTTAGTGTCGGTGCAGTACCACCAGCAAAGTCCCAATAAGAACCCCACGCGGCTGTACGGCTACCAGTGCCATCTTGGACAAGGAAGATAGAACCGGATTGACCAGCAGTTAGGTTGGTAGGGTTGGCAATTGTTCGGTTGCCACCGAGTGTCAAAGTGTAGTTATTAGATGTTGCAAAATCAGGCGTTACCGTAGCGCCATCGGTCAACGTAGTGATAGTGCCACGCTGAGCAGCACTGTAAGTTTGAGCTACGTCAGTCTTTGCAGTGTCGGCGTCATACCCTTGAATGGTTACGCCAATATCAGCGGTATTAGCCTTGGCCGATACGTCAGCTTGTGTAGAAACAAGGCTTGACCCTTCCTTAACATACAGTTTGTCTTGATCAGTTGCATAACAAATCTCACCCTCTTGAATATCAGAGACTGAGCTATTAAGATTAGAATATGTACCTCGCGCTACACGCAGAGGAGTCCGATTAGCAGGTGTTGGCATTAGAATGATCCTCCGTCGAATGTTGTTGATGTTTGTACTAGTGAACCGCCGGTAGTAAAATTGCCTCCATCGACAATTGCAATAACTTCAGCGTCGTCTACAGTCCATTTATTGGTTGCAGTTTTATATCTAAGGACTTGGTTGTTAGCGATAGGTTCCGTACCATTGATGATATTGGTAGAAGTAACTGCAAATGGATACGATCCAATACCAAAAGTTCCTAAGGAACTATTAACACTCAGTTCTCCATATAAGACACCACTAATTGTGTTATCAGTAAGAGAATGAAAGGTCGTAGTATCTGTACGTTGAGTACCTGCATTATTCCAGTTTACATCTATAGAGTCACCACTAGAGAGCTGATTTATTAAATTATAAAACTGGAGGTTTGTGCTTTTCTCAAACCTAATAATAGCATTACCGCTGCTGTGGATCCCTATATATTGATTATAACCAGTAGGGTTGGTTGACGATGAAGGCCCAGCTAGAGTTGCCGTATTAGATGAAGGCTTATAAGCAAAATCAGTCTGCGTAATAATGGAAGATGCAATATCAGCAAAGCTAAGAACACCGCCACCATTTGTAGTAAGAGCTTGACCATTAGCACCAGTATCATTAGGTAGTGTCAGCGTATAGTTAGCACCGGCACTATGTGGTGGCCCTTTAATCTTGACGCCATGAGAGTTGTTTTCACAGTTGAGCGTCAGCTGTCCAGCACCATTCGTTGAATCACCCTTTACAACAGGCAGGGATTGAGTCAAATATCTGTTCTCAGGATCAGCAGCAAAATACTGCTGCCATGCCCACTTAGATGTAGACGAGTTGTACTGCAGTCGGATAGTCAGATCAGTAGATCCGACAAAGCCTGTTGGTACACCAGATACAGCACTGTTGCTTTCAACACCAGTAGAATTAACAACCTCTACGCGATCCTCGTTAGCAGGGCTAGCAGGAAGGTTGGCGAGGGCGGCAATTGGTGTATAGAATGCGGCAGCAGACACAGCTGCAGAAGCAGCATTTGCAGTTGCACTAGCAGCATTAGCTGTCGTAACAGCTGCAGTTGCATTTGTATCTGCAGTGTTTGCGGTTGCAGTAGCTGCGTTTGCGGTTGTAACTGCTGTGTTAGCTGTTGTAGTGGCAGAGTTAGCAGTTGCAGTAGCTGTATTCGCATCAGCCTGAGCAGCTTGAGCAGCAGTAGTTGCTGCATTAGCAGCTGTTGTAGCTGTGTTAGCTGCGGTAGTTGCTGCTGCAGCATCTGTAGCTGCTGAGTTAGCAGTAGTAACTGCACTACTAGCATTTGTAGATGCAGTGTTTGCAGTAGTTACAGCGTTAGTTGCATTTGTAGATGCGGTATTAGCTGTAGCAACAGCAGCCGAAGCATTTGTGTTTGCTGTGTTTGCGGTTGCAATTGTAGAATTTGCAGTAGTAACTGCGTTATTTGCTGTTGTTGTTGCAGCGTTTGCAGTGGTAACTGCTGAATTAGCTGTAGTAACAGCAGACGCAGCAGTCGTGTTTGCAGTAATAACTTCGTTATCAGTTTCCTGAGTTGCAAAGTTATTTTGGGTGAAGTTAGCATTTAGATCTTCCGCTTTGATTGCTGATCCTGGGAAGAATGTAGCCTTAAGAGAGCTAATATTAGTATCGCGGAAGATACGAATTGTTACTCCATTAGCGGGAGCAGTAGTGAAGCTAAGGGTAGTAGCGTTGGCAAAGGTAAATGCAGTTGAAGCGGTCCCGTCAAGTGTTACCTTGACTTCTTCTTGCTCTAAATATTCAAATGTAAAGGAGTAGTTCGTAGTTGAACCATTCCCTGTAAAAGTATTGGATGTTACAGCCATAACGCTTTGTTAAAAAATTACCGAGAGAATTGTTCCATGTAGTCAAGGAAACGTTGAGCTTCGTCTTGTTTCCCGTTGCTAAGTAGATCTGTACTAACCTCTTGAATATAACGTCTACGAGTCATGTCAGAGTGAGTCGGTGAAGCAGCAATTGCTAGGTCCATTGCATACCTAAGCTCTTGATCAATTGCAGAATGAATACCTTCAAACGTGCTTAGATCAGGATTTAGACCAGCATTAACAGCTTCCATATAGCGTTGACGGAATCCTTCGACTCCACCAGGTACACGCTTCATAACACGATCAATACCTTCTGCAAACAACTCATCACGTCCCATAATCTGAAGGATGTCAGAACGTTCTTCATTGGTTAGTTTAACTTTCCTGTAAGTGTTTAGAGTAGGACGTGCATCGTATTCAATATCAATCAAGAATTGTTTACGTGGACTAATCTTACCGTTAACTTTCCAAGGCATATACGTATTCCAAACCCTAGACATAAGGTTGTCAGGGACACCAACCTCACCACCATCAATATAGTCATACTTAGCAGGAAGCTGACCTTTGGTAAGTGGGTTGCGGTTACGCATCATGTCAAACAGTTCCGTCTCAACTTCCTTAAGACCTGGGTCCATCAGGCGAGAGATTTCTGCAAGTTGGCTAGAGCCTGGTACGGTAGCGCTAGTAAGGAAACTAGAACTCCATTTAGTAAGAGCGCCGGGGTTACCACTAATAATATCCATAAGCGGTTCCAGACCAGACAAAGCTGTTTTGTCAGTAATAGCAGAGCTGAGGACAAAACCTAACTTACGGAATTGCTCGCCAATCTCATTAGATGCAAGACTATCAAAGTTATCAATAATATCAACTGACAAAGACAGCCAAGTTGTAATAGGACCAAGGTTATCATAACTCACCCATTGACCGCCAGGCAGTCGAATAGAACGAGGCTTCCAATCTTGATTCCTACGTGCAGCTTGTTTCTGCTTGTCATAAAGACCATTACCAGTGATGTTATCGTTGAGCGCAGCATAGACTGCACCACTAACCATCAATGCACCCAAGGCTTTACGCCCCTTAAGGTCAGCACGGATCTCTTCGTATTTAGCACGTACAGTGTTAGGAGTTACTTCAACACCACGGGCTGCCAAAAGCTGCTCAACCTCTTGATAAGGCATGTTTTCAAACGGTTCTTTAAACGCATTCATGTCCTTAACAAACACACCTACTGGGTTATAAGAAGCTGACAGTGCCAGTTCGTTCAGAGGTGTTTTGGTAAACAGCAAGAATGGTCGGAGAACAGGAGCACGCCTAATAACCTGAGACACAGCATCTGTAGCTACGTTGTCAAGGTTAAGTGCAATTTCACCAGCAGATTTACTAACAGCTTCGTCTGTAATCAAGCCGGTTTTATCAAACATTTTGTTGTACACCTTTTGTGACAACTCACCAGCTTTCTCTGCATCAAATGCTAGAAGACCACCTTTGGTAATGTCATCATATGCACGGCCACGGGCTTCAGCAAAGCCAACCATCGATTGTGTAAATCCATCCAAAGCTTGCATAGAACGTTGTCCAAACCGAAGCCAGGGATGATTAGCAAGGTCTTGCATGTTATTTACCATCTCGGCAAATACCTGCGGACCATAATCACCTTGAGCAGCCTTAGCATCAGCAAATGAGTTAATAAGCTCAAGCTGTCTGGAAGGCATACCGTAGTCTTCACGCAGTGCAACTACTTCAGGATCCATACCTGACCGTTTGAACACCTGCTTCATGTAAGCAAATGAACCTTGTAGTGAATCACCAAACGCACTGTATTGATACCAGCCTCTACGTACAGTAGACATGTCGCCGTTAAGCATACCGCCCACCATGCCACGCAATGGTCGTTCAATAAGTTGAGCGCCTGCTGCCAAACCTGCTTTGATTGGTGTACCAAAAGCACTCAGTGTACCGTTGTACAGGTTTGAATAAAAACCTTTGAGAACAACAGAGGGGATCTCAGGGTTAAGGTCAATAAACGCTTTCCTCAGAATACCAGTAGATTCTTTCAGATACCGGTTCATCTTAGTGATAGTGTCTACATTACCGTCAGACAACTCATAAGCAAGCATCAAAGGGCTAAGCATTTCAGGTTGTGTGGTTGCGATTTCACGCAAGTTATCAACAGTAAACTTAGCTTCCTCTTTAATCTTAGCTAGAGCTGCTGCAGTCTCATCCTCTGCACCTTTAATAGCAGCTTGGATACGGTTTGCTTCTGCAGTAGTAATAGAATCTGCATCAGATTTAGACAGTTTATTAAACAAACCAAACATACTCTTAAACCGTTTGTCGGAATAAGCAGTCATGTTCTTCTGCACCGTTAGAAACTCAATACGATCAAGGATCTGTTCCTGTGCACGTTCAATAGCAGGTGTACCCTCAGTAAGGCGCATACCTTGTGCCATGTCGGAGATCTGTCCAGCAAAAGAAGTACCTACGTACGCTTGTGCACGCATGTAATCCATGTTGACAAAATCATCCATGTACTTATTCAACGCACCGACAACACCCTTATAGGCTGTTTCAGATAGCACAGAGACATTAGTAGTCTGATTAAGTCGTTGGTACTGAGCAAGGCTTGTACGTAGTTGATCTACGTTTTGTTCGTAGAACGTAGCAGCCAGACGTTCACCAGCATCTTTAATCTGTTCGCTACTAATCTCTGTACCTGTTGCAGTACGGTAACCGTATTCATCTGCTTCAGTCAAGACATCAGCAAGACCTTTTTGTACTGCCTGTTGGTTTTCAACACCCTCAAGGCTAAACTTAAGAGCACCCTCAGATATTGAGTTACCAATACGACCATACACAGTATCAATGTCACCAGCAATACGTGCAGCATCGATAGAAGCACCAACAATACCCAGGTCGTCTACAGAACGTGAGCCAACCTCTTGATAACCATAAAGATCATGGTAACCAAAGATAGGATTGTTAGGATCGTCAGCCTTAGTTACGTTGTAGCTACCAAGTTCATCCAAAGAATCAGAACGTTTTGCAGCAGATGTTTCGATAACATCCTCTACATCACCTTCTGCTACGCGCATACGCTCTAGAGCAGCAGCAGCCTTCTCAGTTTTAGGGACTGGTGCACCCTGTTGCAAGCCACGTACACTACGGAATAGCTTGTTAAGACCAAGCAGCATGTCAGTACCAATACCAAGGTAGGCACCTTCTGTTACGTTCTTAGCACGCTTAGTTTCAGGGCTGTCGCTATCAAGTGTAGCAAGATCTTCAGGTACCCAGCCAAACCAGCGAGGCCATGTCTTACGAAGTGTACCAGCTAGGTTGTCGTCTTGCTGGTTGATCTCTACTGTGTAATCTACAGCAGCACCAGCTCCAGCAGTAAATGCCATGTTGCCTAAGTGCTTGGTAAGAGGATCGTTAAGGAACTTACCTAGCTTGGTAACCTTACCTACTTGACCAGCGCGAGCGGCTAGACCAGCAGCTCCAGCACCACCAAGTGCTACAGTTGGGATAACAATAGAAGAGATCTCTCGAACACTTTGGTTAACGTCGTTTTCAAATTTAGGAGCCTTAGGAATATCTACATTAGGAATGAGATTAAGTGCATCAACTACAAAGTCTGATACACCAGCTACAGCTGCCTGCTTAGAAGTAGGGTCTGTGTAAAAACTTTCAGGCTGACCTAGGATTTGAGGTTCTTCTGTTTGTTGCGGAGGTGCCTCTGCAGGAGCAGCCGTAGCTGCAGCCTGGGACACCTCAGGTTGTTCAACTTCTGGCTGAAGCTGCTCCAGATTAGCATCGATGGTTGCTTGCTCTTGGGCAAGTTCAGCCTTCTGCTCTGGAGTCAGCTCCGGGAGCGTACCCCCTAGAAGTTGATCTTCATAATCATTCATAATTACTGATTAGTAAACTCTTCGCGTGCAGAAATCATAGCAGGACGAAGCTTTTCTCGACTAATACTTGCTTTGTTTACACCATCATTATAATAACTACGGCCGTTTCTATACTCGATCGAAGCGTATTCTTGTGACAGTTCATCCATAGCTAGTTCAATGTTATCACTTTTTCCTTGCAAATACGCTGCAAGGTTTTCTCTACCAGGTTTATTGAACAAAGTACCCATAAACATCTTAAGTTGGTTTTCAGGGGTAAACTTTTCATCCAATGAAAGACCAACACGTTGAGCAGCTACTTCAGGATATAGGATTTGGTAAGAACCTGCTGCAGCAGAAGCTCGTCCATCTTTTAGTTTTTCTTTTTGAAGCTCGACAACCTCTGAAATTGACATGTCAAGCATTTCTGGGTAATTTTCACCTGGAAACATTGAGGTAGGGCTTCCTTCTCCAGAGCTAACCAAGGCTGCTAAACCTTGCACACCAGGCGGCAAGGGTTGATTCAAACGAGTAGGGGCGGTAGCAAGTGTGCCATCCATCATTCTATCAGCCCTACTCATACGGCTCAGGTGGCTACCAGAGTTACGGTAAGTGTTAATCAACCTACCAGTAATTGGTGTAATTTTATCAGCAATAGCCTGAACCTGTGTATCCATAGCAACAGGAGGTTGAGAGAGACCACTAGCAAGGAAGTTGATAGCAACCAAAGGTGATACACCCATAATAGCTGCACGCCTTCTAAGTTGTGGCGTCACTTCACCTCTCTGCATAGGATAGTAATCTTCATAAAAATCATTCTGACCATAAGCATTTACAGCAGCATAAGCATCTTTTCTAAAGTTAGGTGTCTGGGAGCTTTCAATAAAATCCCGATCTTTTTGCAAAGCTTCCTGATAATTTACAGCACCTTGAGCCTGACTTTGAACAGTCTTAGTATAATGACCTTTAGTGCTGATAGCACCGGTAGTAGCTTGGATACTGGAGATGATACCTAACCTACCAGAAACAGCTTCTGAAATAGGCACACCATTCAATACATCGTTTTTAAGCTGTTGTAATTGTTCAGCCTTAAAGAGGATAGTAGTCCAATGATCTTTGTTACCTACACGACCTTTAGCAACCCTTGGGTGTTCTGTAATCGCATTACCGACAGCAGTGACACCATCCTGGTAGGTTTGATCTTGCATAAGTAAATCTTGTTTCTGAATCAACGGTGTATACTTTTGCTTAAGTGCAAAGCTAACACCCTTTTGATCAAGATCCTGTAGAGTAAGAGTACCTTTGTTCAACTTATCGTCAAACACTTCTGTATAGGCAGTTTCAAACCGTACGCTATCCAGCTCCTTTCTAGCAAGTTGTGTAGCCTTAGATTCAAACCCAGGGAGACCACTATCTTTATCATTTTCTTCTAATCTAATAAGGTCTTCTTTACTAATACTTCCGTCTGCAGCAATCTCATTATATATATTAATGCCATTGCCTTCATACTCATTTTGCCGAAGAGCCTGACCTTCCCGATAAACCGCAGTTTCTGCCCGTTTTCGTGTATTAAGAGCCTGGTTAAATGTAGCGTTATCAGATAGACCAGCACGTGATGACCCGTAAGAAGTCAGTTCACCAGTTTGTGTATAGTTAGCACCTTGATACTGGAAGTCACGCAGGCTTTCAATATCTTGAGAGCTTAAACCATCTTGTGAAAAGTCAATTGATTTATTTGTAACCCATTCAGCAAACAGTTCAAACTTCTCTGCAGAAGGTGAGTCTGTTAACCACTCTGCGACACCAGCAGATTTAGCTGTCCCCCAAGCGTGATTCAATGCCTTAAAGTTATTTTGTTTGACAATAGACTCTTGTTCTTTGCGACCTTCTTTATCTAGATTGCTAAGGAATTGAGTCTGAGAGCGACGCATGATTGGGTAAACATACGTGTTAAGCATGTTTGCATTCATACCCCGACCGTCTTCACTTACAAAGCTTGCGGCATATTCACTCTCAAATGCCTTTAAGTTTGCCCGTCGTTCTTCAACTGTAGCATTAGGGTTTTCTTCGTCAAACCTCGCTTGCTCTTGCTGAGCAGCAGTATGGTAACTGTAGGCAGTGTTTTGAGCTACACCAATATTATTGATAAAAGCTTTGCTAGCACGTCTTTCGTACAATGCAAAGAGGGCATCTACATTACCACCCTCTGCAAGCTTTTGCCGCATAAACTCTGTTTGTTGGAATTCAGACTTAGTAAGATTGTCTCCCAAAGCCTGAATAGCTACAACTGTTTTGTAATCAGCTCCAGCTGCATAGGCTATTTTAGCATTTTCCTGCTGGTTACGCTTAAGATCTAGTTCTTGGTATTGACCATACAACTCAAAAGCAGACTTAGAGAAAGCACTGAGTTGCTTAAAAGTATCTGCAGTTTGTGCTGCAGCAATCTTATCGTTCCGAGTCGCGATCTCGTTATCACGACGGAGAGCATCTAGAAATGCTTTTCGGTTTTCAGTTTCAAGTTTAAAGTTCTGTTCACGTTGATTTTCTTCTACACCTTGTGCAAGCTTCTGCGCTTGTAGGTATAGATTGTTTTGTCTTTCTAGAGACGCCTGAGCCCGCTGTTTACCACGGATGGTGCGGGCTGTTTCTTCTTTAATTTTACCGGTTTCGTCAGGAGCTTGGATCTGGTAATCCCTAAAGCTCCCCTGCTGTGCAAAGCTTTTAAATTTAGACATAGGTTAGCCGTTAGGGTTATTATAACTTTGAATACCGGCGGCAATACTCAAACCAGACTGTGCACCTTGGATAGCACCGCTAAGACCAGCCAGGAGTGGGCTAGATGTCATAGCAACATTCTTCATCGGCTTAGGAGGCTTGGCAGGTTTGAACACATCTTGATATTCAGGACGTGGCAGCGCAATCGGTTTAGGCATAGGCGGTGCAATCTCAGGCTTAAGTGCAATACTTGCTGCAGCATTGATAGCAGCTTGCAGTGATTGACCTTTAATTTTAGTACGTGCTGCCTTATCACTCATCGCAATACTGTCCCTAGTAAATTCAAAACCAACCTGATCCATGACCAGTTGTTGATTCATCTTAAAAAATTCTTGGTCAGTTGCTTCTAAATCAAACATAAGTTTATCAACAATAGCAGTTTGATTTGCTCCACTTTCTGCTAACATACCTTGTACGTTCTTAGCAGCACTACGTCCAGACATACCACGAGCTTGTGAAGCACCTGCTGCCTTTGCTGCTGAAACCCTTTCCCGCTGCACCGTGCTGACTGCAGCTGATTTAGATGATCGTTTCTTAAGACCAACACCAGCTGCGGCGGCACCATAATTTAAAAGCGTTTGAGTCTCGTCTAATGCTAAAGAGATCTCTTGTTCATGCTTTAATCTATCTTGATCAATATTAGCAGCTTTTGTTGCAAGTAGGTTGAAACTGTTCTGTTGTAATGCAGTAGAAACTGATTGATCATATACACGGTTAGCTTGGGCAAATTCGTAAGCACGAATACCCATGTCATAATTATAACGCTGAACCGATTGATACTCTTGAAACTGAAGGTTAGCTTCGTTGTTTCTCTTTGTAATTTCAAGACCTTCAACAGCAAATTCATACTGCCGTCCTGCTTCTCCACCAAGTTTTTTACCTTTTCCGTATTGGAAGTTGTAAACATCCTTGTTATATTTATTTTGCCGGCTAGCGGCTTTTCTGGCTTGAGAGTTTTGTTGGGATTGACCAATTCCACTCATGACGCCGCCCAGTACTGCCCCGCCTAAGGCGATCCATCCTGCTGGCATAATTAAGCCCTCCTATAGAAACGTGGTGTATACTGCCCTTCCCACATCATAGCATTAACTGCAACAGGAAACGGTGAATTGTTAAACATTTTTAATCTAAAATTTTCTGTACGTTGATGGATGGGAATAGTAAATACGTTTTCATTATCAAGGGGTACATCATTAGCTAGATACGTGTTAGCCTCAATTGTAGGTTGCACGCTAAACCAGTCTTGAATGAAGAACCTAATCTTTGCATTGTTAGCTGGGGCTGAGTTGAAGACAATAGTTGTGTCGTTACTAAAACTAAATCCAGTTTGGTTGACACCGTTAACAGTCACCTTAACATCAGACCTATCTACATAATCCAGGTCACTCTTGTTAAACGTATAAGTAGTAGTGGAGCCATCACCAGTAAACTCAAGTTCAAAGGGTAGTCTGCCAGTCTGCTGTACTTTAAAGCTCATCATACCAGACAAACCAACAGAAAATTTCATACGTGCTACAGTAAGGTTAGCAGTAAAATCTGTTACCTTGGGGTCTGGTCTGAAGTAAGTTCTAGGTAATTCAACATCTAAGTTGTATTTAAAGCCTACAATAACATCAGATGCAACGCTACTTAAATCTTTGTTAGCTACACTAAAGAAAGGACCGGTGCCATCACTGCCACGTTCTGGTGTAACAGTAAAACCTGATTCAACAAATGAACCAGAACTTGTATTACCTTTAATTACAATAACAGGTGTCAAGGTAGAGACATCATTGTAAGGCAGGTAGCACTTAGAAATTTTAGTAGTTGCATCATAAACAACACTAGAAGCAGTTGCATACAAATCTACACTAGGATTAACCTTTTGACCCTGGTTGTTCACAATAATAGCTTGCTCAGGGCTTTGACTAAGTGCAGCTTTAGACAGTACAAATTGATTACCTTGCTTGGTAACAGCGTACATATCATCAGAATTAGTCTCGATAAATTGTACAGTACCAGGCATTAACCAGCTTGTCCAAGCTTCCATTAAATTTTCCTTACCATCATTATAATACCGAAAGATAAAGACCTCGTTTGATGACTGACCAGATGCTGCAATCATTGAGTTTTGTGGGCTAGAAATCATCTGATCAATATCAGGTGAAATCCACTCTTTTACAATCCTTGATAAATCCAGGACCTGGGGGTTATCTTGCTGGCCCCTAGTGACCATACTAAATATACGAGAGTAACCAGGTGTTTTAGTAATAAAGTTGAGATTAGTACCCACATCAACAGGTTCGATGTTTCGATCCATCTCATAATTAGAAAGCGCTCGAATAGTAGCCAATGCAGGCGTAAGCACACCAGCATCAGCAAACATCAGAAACTGTTGGTTTTCTGAAAACAGAACCACACCCTGAGCTGTAGGTAATGCAGCGTGTAAAGCAGTAGGTTTGATGGACGAGCAGCTAATATCAATAGGGTCTGATTCAATAGTAGTCTGTGCTGACTTAAAATAAAAGTTATAAAAGTCACCAGATTGACTCATGATTACGTTGTCCTTAGACAAGAAACCTAGTCTATTGCTATTAAAGAATCCAGCGGTAATCTTTTCATCTACAAAACTGGGATGTGAGTTAGTCTCATCATCACCAACCAAGCGGTCTTCATATGTAATTTTTTGAAAGACAAATGTATTTACAGCAGTGTTGATAAGCTCGTGAGGTAAAGTAGAGTTATTAAGACCAGGTGATACACCAGGATCCCTAGTCTCCTCCCAATAACCTTCACCCGACACACCGTCATGTGCTACAAATTTTGCCCAGTATGTATCAGCACTAGAGTTAGTGTTGACAATTTTTACAATACGGTTGTGCACTGATTTAAAAGGCAGCTCCCCAACGCTAGCTACTTCATCCTCAACTGCTGTCAAGCCTTTGTTATCAAGACCACCTTGAGCATGGATGTCCATAGCAATAGTGCTGCTAAGCTCCAAAGAGTTAGCTAGTTTAGTGACAGTTATCTGAGCATGATCACCTGACATACCATTAATACTGGATTCTAATTGAGTTAGAATTGTATTAACGTCAGCAGAACTAGGAGTTGTATAACTAGCAGTTTGGGTCGATCCATTAATTGTAATCTCAATTGTATAGGTAGTTGAAGAAGTTACATACTGAACCTCAACACTTGCCGCACGGTGAGCATTAAAAGTAGGGGTTGCCTGTGCAGTTACAGTAACACTACTATTAATAACAATAGAAGTATCCTGTACGGTGATAATTTTGTAGTTAGTCTTAGCACCACTCAGATATGCCTGAGAGCCAGTACCGTACGTAACAGTACAAGCAACACCACTAACTGCGTTCCAAATGCTAATTGCATTTCCTTTGATGACACCTACGTATTCTTCGTCGTCATCACGTTTAATATAGAACCACTTACCATCATCATAAGTAGTACCAGTTCCCAGGTTAACGATATGCTTAAAACCCGGTCGTTTAGTTAGACCATATGTTGCATCAGGAAATCCGTTGTAGCACTCACGGACCTGGCCTGGCATCATTTTGTCATCTGATTGTTTGGATACGCCACCAAGGTAGCTATTGATCCGTTGAGTAACTGCAACCATTTATCGATAAAGTGCGTTGTACGGTTTGTAACTTGTGTATCTATTAGTGTTACCGGAGTGACCAAAGTATGTATAGTCACTTTGATTACACTCATACTCCATTGCCATAGCTCTAGTAAAAGCTTCTTTTTGTTGTAGGATTTGGTATTGGTTACCGTCTCCAACAATACGACTAGAAACAACAGTAGCAGCGCGGGCTGTAATGAAGTCAGCAATAGGTACAGGGAGATCAACCCAGTCAAACAACCAGGTGATGTCGCACTCTACCTTCTCAGTAAACGTATAGGTATGATTAGCTTTGTCATAAAGTTTACCATTACGTCTGATTACATCTTTATCCATATTAGCAGCGTTGCGTGTTAGGTCAAGCTGCAACATATTATTAGGGATAAGGATTTCGTTATTATTGTCAGGAGTCATGTCGTAATGAAACTCCTTATTAAATGACCATCCCTCAGCCTGTACTTCCCTAGAGACTTCGAGTAAAGTCTGATAGGCAATCGCAACGTCCGGGTTGGTTTGATCTAGGGTAGTAACAGGTGCTTGACCACATGACTGCAAAATTTGATTTACTGCAGGAAGCTCCTGTGTTGCATTAGTGGTAGGAAATGTCATTGATTCTCATTCTCAATAAGGAATTAAAAAAAAGGAGCCCCCGAAGAGGCTCCCAGATAAATATCAGAATGCAGAAGGTGCAGTAGCACCCACGTACAGCTCAACAGCTGCAGCAGGGTTCAGATAGTCTGCACCACAGGCCAAGCGGCCGAGCATCACGTCGCCTTGGTAGACCACGGACACGTCGCCACTGGTGACTTGCACCTGAGGACCGATGGCTTCGACCATACCGGCTGCTTCCTTTTGGAAGATCAGACCGCAGGACTTGGAGCCAACTTCAGCAGCAGTACCGTAATCATTGTTGATACCAGTAGAAGCGCCAGAAGCGTCTTCCATGGTTTCACCAACGAAGGAACCGGTGTTACCAGGATCGACCTGACCGGTGGTACCGCCATACTTGGTACCGTAGTTGCCCAGGAACGGGATGTTCATAGACTTGTAGATCTTGATACCAGCGATCTCAATGATACCGTTACCACCTTGCAGTGCGGTACCTTGAGCATCACGGTTCACAAGACCGTTAGATCCAACAGCTTGGATCAGTTCATAGTATTGACGGGGGTTGAGGACAGCAACACGGCCATCGCTAGAGACACCCTTTTCGTCAAGAGCAGCAGCTGCATCATAGAATGCAGCAACCAGGTTAGCGGAGTTGTAAGCGTCAGAATCGTTAGTGGTAGAACCCACACGAATCTGAGTACCACCCGGCTCAACATAGTTAGTAGCAGACACAGGGGAAGCCTGACGTGCACCGCGTGCAACAGCACGGAATGCAAGACGGTCATACTTTTCTGCCAGAGCATAGCCGATTTTACGGCTGATCTCCGAACGCAGATCGTAGTGAGCCAGAACTTCGTCCAGTTCATACACGAATGCGGAGCTAATCAGAAGGTCATCAATAGTGATGGTCTTCTCAGCCACCGGAGGTGCGCCATTGCTATCACCCAGGATGCTGTTTCCAGGAGTATGGAACTCAGACTTGGTACGACCCGTGTAGATGAACTGCAAAGATTTGCCGTTCTTCAAGGTACGCTTCATAATCAGATCACGAGCGATCGTGTTATGCTGGAAGCCTTTGAACATCTCGCCACTAAAGAGCTTGAGGTACAGGGCGCGCTTATCACCAGATAGGTTAGCTTGACCCAGCTGAGTAAGCTGAGTCGGGTTTACAGAAGATTGAAAAGCCATTGTATTAGTTAATTAATATGAAACACTACCAATCGATTGATAAAAAAAATTTTGTGGTAAAAATTCTAAGGTCTTCTACCAAACCGGTTCGGCAAAGGGTGTCCGCGTACGGGCCAATGCCAAATACTGAAGGGGAGCATTGCACTCCCCAGTCCGCTTTTACGGAATCAGTCGATCTCTTTATACACTACACCACGGTAGCGGAGGGCATCAGTATGATAGCGCTCTGCACGCTTTTTCTGTGATGCAAGGAAACGAATGAGATTGATAGACATAATAGTTCTCCGTAGACCCTAGCCCCGTTCCATGCTAGGCAATTATGCGTCCCACTAAAGGGATGAACGTACGAAGATTAGCCGATTGCCGGAGCAGTCAGCGCCACTGGAGTAGTCTCAGCTGCTGCCAAGTCCAGTGGGAAGTTGTGGGCATTGCGCTCATGCATGACTTCCATACCAAGACCAGCTCGGTTAAGGATGTCTGCCCACGTGTTGATCACATGACCATTGTGTACAATTGATTGGTTAAAGTTAAAACCATTCAAGTTGAAAGCCATGGTAGATACACCAAGAGCAGTAAACCAGATACCAACAACAGGCCAAGCTGCCAAAAAGAAGTGGAGACTACGGCTGTTGTTAAAAGAAGCGTACTGGAAAATAAGACGACCAAAGTATCCATGAGCTGCAACGATGTTGTAGGTCTCTTCCTCTTGCCCAAACTTGTAACCATAGTTTTGGCTTACTTCCTCAGTCGTCTCTCTAATAAGACTAGACGTAACCAAGCTTCCGTGCATAGCACTAAACAAGCTCCCACCAAACACGCCGGCAACGCCAAGCATATGGAACGGATGCATAAGAATGTTATGTTCAGCCTGGAATACGAACATATAGTTGAAGGTTCCGCTAATACCAAGAGGCATAGCGTCTGAGAAAGATCCTTGACCAAAAGGGTATACAAGAAAAACAGCAGAAGCGGCGGCAACAGGTGCACTGTATGCCACAAAGATCCAGGGACGCATACCTAGTCTATAACTAAGTTCCCATTCTCGTCCCATGTAAGCGTAGATACCGATAAGGAAGTGGAAGACAACGAGCTGGAAAGGTCCGCCGTTGTACAGCCATTCATCAAGGGTGGCTGCTTCCCAAATTGGGTAGAAGTGGAGGCCAATAGCGTTGCTAGAGGGCACGACGGCACCTGAGATAATATTGTTCCCATACATAAGGGAGCCGGCAACTGGTTCTCTGATTCCATCGATGTCTACAGGTGGTGCTGCTACGAATGCAGTTACAAAACAAATTGTAGCTGCGAGGAGGGTTGGAATCATAAGGATACCAAACCAACCAACGTACAGCCGGTTGTTGGTGCTGGTTACCCAGCGGCAGAACTCCTCCCAAGTGGAGCGGCTCTGTTGTTGTGAAAGAATAGCGGTCATTAAAAAGTGCGGTTATGTTTTACAGTCTTATGTATTTGAGCACTTTTATTAGGGGCGACCAAGGCTCACATCCAGTGCCGCCCCGTCTTTATCAGAAGTTATACTTAGCACCAATCTTGGTGCCGTAACCGTTATCATCACCAGTGATGAATGAGACTTCACCATACAGGGACAGGGTTTCAGACACAGAGTAGGAGCCACCGGCCTTACCGGACAGCTCAACGTCACCATCTTCACCATCCATTTGGATCAAAGCAGGACCACCCTGGACATACCAGTTAGCACCTTCGTAACCGACGTGAACGTCAGTCACAGTACCTTGGTAGTCAGAGCCAGTGTAGCCAGAGTTGGCTTCCACGTTTGCGTAGGGACCAGCGATAGCGCCTTGGGCACAGCCGAGGAGGAAACCGGCAGCAATAATAGATTTCATAATTAATTAATAGGGGTTACTTTTTCTTTTTAGCAGTTTTAGCAGATCGTTTGAAGTTAGCAGCGGTAGGAGCACCAGGTGCCCCAGCCTTACGCATCTTTTCTCCCGATCCTTGTTTGATCCTCATCCTTTTAGCATGGATGTTTGCATAGAGACCACGTTTAGCCATAGTTAACACTTCCATTTACGTAGTGCAAGAGCCTTACGGGTGGGCCGTCCCTTGCTGTCTTTCATCGGTCCCTTGACTCCACCCATCCGGGCACAGAAGGACTTCTTTCGTTTGCCACCACCAGGTTGTGGGGCTTTCAGGTTAGAGCCTGTCTCTCTGTTGTATTTAGCACGACCAGCAGCAGTCAAACCGCCGGACCGTGATTTGTGTTTACCAATCTTTAGGCTGACTGATGGCATGCTCATTTTTTCTTAGGCGGACGACCTTTCTTTGTACCGTACGTTCCTTTACCTTGTGGCATTACCAGACTCCGGGGATAATTTGACCAGTGATTGCATAAGCACCGAGAGCCGCCATGATGCCAAGCATAGCAAGACGACCGTTAAGCTTCTCAGCCTTTTCATTGTGGGTTTCAGTTACATCCATAATTGTCATAGGTGGTTCAATTGCATAGAGGTTCAGACGACCCCGTTCTTCAGTAACAGTAGTCATCAGAATGATACATTAGAGCGATCAAGCTTACGCATCACATCCTGACGATAAGCTGGGTCGTTATCATAGCGTGGATCAGACATGGCTTGCACAACCTCTGCCTGACTACGGAAAGTACCACCAGTTCCAGGCGATTTACCTTGAACAAGATTACCTTCCACACCGTTGGAATCACGGTAACGATAGGACAAAGCCTGCACTGCCCAATAAGCAGCAGAAGGATCACCCTTCTCCATGATGTCATCATAGGCATCGATCTCTTCGCTAGTCAGGTTTTGACTTGCCCAACCAAGCATCTCATTATACTGCTCGTCACCACCAACAGCACTTTTTAGACTGTCAGCATACTCTTCTGTCATCTGTGTTTGGTTATTTGACTCCGCTTTGTTACGGTATTCCAAATACATCTGAGCTAGTTCATTTGGATCTGCCTTTGCAATTTGCTGCAAAGTGTCATCATCATATTGCTCTGATTGAGACTGTTCCCAAAGCTGATCTAGCAGAGATTCAGTAGATGATTCCTCTTCTGTTTCTTCTGATGGTTCTTCTGTAGGCTGATCACCAAGTTTCTTTTGAAGTTCAAGGTAAGCAGCTTCAAGTTCTTGAGCGTTTTTGTATTTACCAGCAAGACGCTGCTCTTGCTCTTGCTCCATCTGCTCACCTACTTGGAGAGAATCCTGCTCATCAGCATTAAGCTCTCCAGCGGGTGACTCATCTGGAATCATTGACATTACTTCTGCCATGTTTATTGTGGTGGTTGTTCTTGTTGTTGTGCTTGTTGCATTGCCTGCATCTCAGCTTGTGCTGCCTTTTGATCGACAGCAGCCATTTGAGGTGCTTGCTGTTGTGCCATCATTGCTTGTTGTTGTTCCATAGCTTGCTGTTGCTCAGCCTGGAGATCTTGTACGCTCTTCACAAGGTTGAGAACATCAATACCTTGAGAAGCAGCGAAGCGTTTGATCACCTCATCTGTATTGATAAACTTAGCAATGGACTCGGGTCCAATAGTTTGAGCTAACACAGTAAGGAACTGTGTCAAGCTGTCACGATCTTGACCACGACCAAGGGCATTGATACCAGCAACAATTGTAGGTTTAACAATGTTCTTAGGAAGACGTGGGATGTCACCAGATTTTTGAGCCATGTCTAGCTTACGATTAAGGTAAGGGACAAGAAACTCAACAGTCAGCAGGGAGAACAAACCACCCAGCTGCTGCTCTAGCTCCATCTGTGTCATGCGGACCTCTTCTGCAGTGGTGCGCTCGCTTTGTCTCACATTGAGAATAAGGAAAGCTTCACTCAGACGACGTTCGAGAACAGAAGTCATTTGGTAAGCAGTACCAAAGTCAGCGGTCTTACCCACCTGGATGACAGCAACGTCATCAGGTCTCCCCTGAATTATAGCACCGTTGCCAGCGTTGGCAAGGGTAGCAGGCTTAGTGGTAGAACTGGGGTTCACCACAAACACTACCTTAGCAGCTGCTGCGCTTCCTTCAACCAGGGCTTGTGTCAGTGCTTCAAGTGACTTCAGGTCACCAATGAACTGACCCACCCTACCACGTCCATAGTTCTCACCGTCAACAGTATTGAACCGCAACGGAATCCATGGGTTGGTAGCTTCTGGTGATTTACCTTCAGAACCTTTTAGCTTGTAATCATGTACCTCTTGATGCCATACAAAACGATTATTCTCTCGTCTCACATGTGTGTACACATCACATTCATCATCATGATCCCCGTAGGTATCACTGACAGTTTGGTTCTGGAGATAATCTACAGGAAGTTTATCTTCAACTAATTTTTTGTTGATACGTTCTTTAGTGACGATTTCAATCACGTTGCCGTTGCCATCACGATCGACAACAAAGCGATTCAAAGGATAAACCTTGAGTCCCTTACGACCCATGAATACCAGAACGTTACCACCGACAACTAGATGTAGCAGTGCCTGATGCACCGCCACTCTATCATCAGTAGATGCAATGGATTCAAGGATGATTCGTTCGACTTTTGCGAAAGACAAATCAAGTTCTGATTTAATCTCCGGACCCATCTCTTGCCCCAACTGACTTTCGTCAAGCTGTAGTTTAAAGAAGCTGGTTTGAACGGGCAGCAGAGCTAACATCAACTTAGATGCCAGAGTGACTACACCTTTCGCACCAACGCTTTGGTATGGGGTGAGAAGGTTCTTCATGCCAGAGGTATGTTCCTCATGACCACGAATCAAATAAGGGAGTGTCAGTTTAGATGCCTGTTCAGCTTCGTTTAAGAACTGAGAACGGTCACTGGATAAAACGTCATAGCGAGTTTTAGCTGACATCGTTTTAAATGTTCATTGATTTAATTTGTAGCTCAGGCCGACTAAACCTGGTTGAAGCACCAGGTCGGATAACCATCGACTTACCAGCATTTAGTACCTGAGCACTTTGTTGTGGAGCAGCTTGTCTAGTTTGAGCTTCTAAAGCTTGCTGCTGCATTTGTTGTATCCTCTCTTCGTTTCTAGCCTGAGCTTCAGCAAACTTTTGGTTAGCCTCTTTCATTTGGTTTTGAAAGGTGCTCTGTAAATCTTTAATTTGATTTTCAAAACTTGCAGACTGCTTTTGTTGCAGATAATCTTGGGCACGATGACCAAAGAAAAACTTTTGATCGTAGCCGGCTTTAATAATATCTGCAATACTCATCCCGGCGGCCTCTGCTTTTTTTACAGGATTTAATCCTTGGCCCCCATATGTCGCTCTAAAGTCAGCCATAATTTAGATATTGAGAGAAGAGATACGCATACCACGCCGGCTAAATGCACCGGACATACCACGTCTAGCAATTTGTGTGGCAGTTCCACTAGAGCCGTCAGCCATCTTGACACCCGCTACTTGAGGACGTTCTGACTGGTTAACCTGTGACTGAAGCATCTGCTGCTGTAAAGCAGCCATGCGGTCATTTTGTGAAGCCTGCATTTGTTGGAACATCGATTGTTGCTCCTGCATACTTTGTATAAACCCAGCCTGCATCTCTGCAATCTGATCAGCTAACAGGTCCTCGGCTGATGGACCCTCAGGGGTTGGGGTTTCTGGTACCGCTGGATCAGGATCAGTTGGCAGTGGTGTCGGTTCAAATCCAGTTGGCTTATCAGGCTCCCTATTCCCCTTGTTATTCCGATCGGGTCGGCGTCCACGGTTGTCATATTCACTTATCTGGCGTGCAAAATCAGCACGTTCTGCACCACGTTTAATCTTCAGTGGTTCGTAGGTAGGACGTTTAGCAGCGGGAGTTCGATAGCTCTGTGCTCGTCGGTCAAACTCACGTGCTGCCTGGCGATAGTCACCGATCCTACGGTTCCTAATTTTACGTAGGCTGATGCCTTTTTTAGCTGCCTTACGGCCTTCCTTTTTACTGATCTTACCGTCGCGGCTGATCTCGGAAATAAATTCCCTTCTTTTAGCCTTCGATTTTTTACCCATTAGTTCTCCTCCATGTATTGGATGACCCACTCAACGACACTACGCTGACCAGATCGGTACATAATTTTTTCCATTGAATCTTCTGGTGTAGGATTGGTGGGTGGAAAAGATTCTTCCAGCTTAGCAAGCATGGCATTTGCTGTCATACCCCTAACATCTAGAAGATTAAGGTCAGGCATATTGGGGGAGGTTGACATTACTATGCTCAAAAAAGGCTGGCATTCTAGCAGATTTAGTTGCGGACAACTCTGGGGCTTTGCCCTCATACATCAGCCGGTCGCTAGAATCCAGCCAAAATTTTTTGTCCAAATATTTATCGGTAGTATTAATACCTAGTGGTTGCATTACCCAATTGATAGTTGCCTTCCTGAGTTTATCAAGAGAAGGACTGATGTTATACCCCAGCTCAGTATGAACCAGACTATTGGTAGCCACATGAATTTGTTCATCTCTGGAAATATCAGCGCTGACGGTTCTCATCCCAGCGTCACCATTAAAGCGGAAGAATGGTAAAAGAACGAAGAAAATCGCACGCTCGGCAACCATCGCTTTGGTGATCGTATGATCTGGATGTGCCTCCCAAGCGGTCTTAAGCCGAAGGGCTTCCTTTTCAGCTTGCGGATCAACACCGTAAGCATTGGCGATGTAACCAAGTGCGATGTCATGGTTTTCTTCATCTTTAACGTTGGATTCCAGTATTTCACGGGCCAACGTTGGTACTTCACTATTGAGGGCATTGGTGATAAAATCTCCCACAGGCAGTTCCATATGTCGCAATGCAAGAGCACGGAAGATTGCTTCCTCCGCGCCCTCTTTGCATGTACCAGCAGTTGTCTGTACTGGTGTCCATTTGCGCTTCCGCGCCATCATCTTTTCGTAAGGGTTCATTCTGCACAATCACATTGAGGTTCTGGTGTGTCCTCAAGCAGGCTGTTCAGATAATCATCGACTTCACTCTCTTCGAGAGCAGCATACGCGCTTGACTTATCTTGAACGTCGCCCATAACTTGGAGACTATAATAAAGAGAAGTCTGGGGCGATTCAAGCCACTCCTGGATGAACGCTTCATCATACGTGACCACATCGGACCACGAATTGAAGCTGTAACCATGTAGAAGTCCAGTCTTGTTAAGTAGAGTCATGATGCCATCGGCAACACGTTTGTAGGCTTCCCAGCCCACCTTAGAGGCGATCTCTACGTCACCGTAGTTGTATGTTTGTACTCCGAAAGTACCTGAGTCGCGATCAACTGTCTGCGAGATAGGCGGAGCGATTTCTGGAGTGCAAGTATAGCCATCCAGATCTGTGCTTCGATAACTGCAGGAGGCAGTTGGCGCAATAGCAAAGGCTCGAACCATTTTAGCGTTGCGAGCAATGCTGGCTGCAGACTCAATGCCAGCGTTAATTTGGGTGACAAGTTCATAGGCTGCAGACCGTACTGATTCTCCTTTGTTGAATTGTTCCAACGCACGTCCAAACTGGTCATACGTTACTCCGTATCGACGAAGTAGGTTAGCGAGTCCGAGGATACCGAGCCCCACTTGTCGGTCAGTTTCGCTAGGGAGATACTCTCCGCTGCTGCCGACACCTGTCTTACCATGGAGTTCGCACAATTGGGACATACCTTCAGTAAAAGCGTTAGGGATGTCGTCGAACTCACAGGCACCGAGATTGACATGTTGGAGTAAACAGGTACCTCGTGAGGGCAGGTAAACTTCAAGGCAGACATTACCTCGGATTCGATTTCCTTCATTGTCGTATTTTACTTTGTTGAGCCAAATGTCACCTGATTTAATACCGAAGAGAATGTCCTCCTTAAACGTACACCTCTCCCACCACTCATCGGTGATGTTGATGCAACGTTTAACCCACGGTAGCTCGGATCTAGGAGTAGAAATAAATTCACGAGCATCAGGGTGGCTAAGGTCCAAATGACATACCACCGCGCCGTTCTTGTAGATACCCCCACGACGAAGGATTTCATTTAGTGTTGAGTAGATTTTAGCAAAGGAGACCGGTCCAGATGCAACCAATCCTTTTCCATTTTCTTCACCTCGGGGTCGCAATCGCGACAGGTGTACCGCGCAGCCTGCTCCGAAACGTAGAGCATGTGATACAAATCGCCAGCTTGCTTCAATTCCATCGGGTCCCTCCATTGAGTCTTCGACAGTGAATACGGTGCACGAAACCGGTAGGCGGGACGTTGGGTCATCGATCCAAGATTGGACACGTCCCGTGCGAGAAATATAAGATGCGGTCATGGGTTGATAAGGTCGTTCAATACAGGTGGTTGGTAGTTTGGTCCTTTGAGAACCTTGCCGTCAGCACGGCGAATAGGTGTACCGTCTAATCCTAGCTTAGACAGGTTGCTTCTGTGGACGCGATCCAGCGCTTCCTCCAGATCCCACTCCATATTCTCAGCATATTGAAAGCAAACATACACAAGGTCTGCAAGTTCTTTCAGTTCGTTTTCGTAAGGTTCGTTGTGAAAAGCACTACGGAATTCATTGTACTCTTCATCGATCAAACCCAGTTGCATAGTCCGGTTGTCCGGCGTATTCTGGATCCCATACGCTGAACGGAATTGAATTGCTTGATCGCTCAGACTGTTCGACCTGCAGTGTTGTGTGTTTGAGTTCATTTTCAAGGTAGTGGATAGCCTTTTTAAGATCTTTCTCTTTCGATTCAGAAGACTTGTAACCGGCTCTGCAAATATATTTAATAGCACAGCCAAGATGATAGTTTAAATCCCAGTCTCGGATTGCATCCCAGCATTCGATTGATCCTCGGGTGTAGTAGTCGGGTGAAAAGTGGGCCATTTTTTAACTAGGTTACTGACGGTATTGGATAGGACAAAGTTTTGTTTTTGCAATGCAAGGAAGACAGTAATGATGTCCTCCTTTGTTGCATCAGGAAGTAGATCGTTTAGCCTTCTCATCTTTAGATCCTGCTCCATCGTCAATTCGATAATCGGCGGCGGGGGTCCAAAGAATTGGCTGTTGCTTGTGGAAGTCATAGTCAGATGCTGTGAGGATCTTTGCAAGTCTTGCATTTTCGAGGGCAACATCTTCCGAAAGATCTTTGTCAGCAAACGCTTGGGTGACAGTCTTCCAAGAATACCCCTTCTCTTCAAAGAGGGTGATTGCACGTTTAACACCAATACCGGGACAACCGGCGTAACCATCTGTCTGATCTCCTGCTAATGTTTGTATAAGGTGCCACTTCTCTCCCTCTGCCTTTTCCACATTCATCATTTCTGACATGTCAAAGAGGCGACCAGGGATTTGGCGCATGTCCTTATCGGGTGAGCAGATGCAGCACTTGCCACTGTTCTGTGTAGCATAAATACCCAAGGCATCGTCAGCCTCAAGCGTTGGCATGATTACAACTTTGTACTCAGTCTTGAGTCGGTTGATCACACGTTTGTAACCGCAAGGTTTCTTACGATTGCGATGCCCTTTGTATGCGGGCTGGATAGATTTACGAAAGTTTACACTATCGCTAAAGAACAGAATTAGTTCAGGTACATCCCAAAGAAAATTGTTAATGATCTTGAGAAGCTCACGCTTGACAGCAGCATAGGCTTCGCTGAATTTACTTGTGACTAGAATTACATCATCACCCCAATCAATTTCTGTTTCGGTAGCAGCACAGCATTTGTAGACCACGTAATCGGCGTCTACAAGTAACTTCACCTACCTTGTCCTCGGTATGCTTTCTTACCACGCTTGGGTACAGAGTTACGTCCTTGTCCTTGGCGGGTTTTCTTTGCGACTGATTTAATCTCAGCCTTGTTCTTTTTGCTGTACATTAATGGGTTTCACTCCAGTTGTTTCCGTGTGTTGCTTCCGCGTCGATTCGGATGCGCATGTTGTAGTACTCCCCAGCCGCTGTAGCGCTATATACCAGGGATGTAGATAGGTCTCCGACGTGCTCAGGGGCACACTCGAATTGTAGCTCGTCATGAATAAATCCTAATTGAGCAGCACATATCTGTGCCTCTCTCATTGTATCTTGGTTGATTACCATCCAACGCTTCGCAACCACACCGGCTCCTGACTGGAGGCAGTAGTTCAAAGCTTTGTGAGGCGAGTCAACGTTAACTTTTCGTCCATCGATAGACTTGATGAACCCTCTTTCTGCAGCTTGTTTAATAGCTTTGAGTAGGCCATCCAATCCATCAACCGCGTCCACATACGCGGCACGAATCTCTTTACCTTTCTTTTTTGCAGCGCTGGTTGATAGCTGTTGGTCATAAGAGTGTCCGATTTTTTCGTCACCTGCACCGTATAGAAAAGCGTAGGTCACGGTTTTCACTTGTCGCCTTGAGATTCCAATCTTGTCAGCATTGATCTGATGGATGTCATCCTCAAGTAATAGTTTTGCGTATCTTCCTCCGTCATACCGTGCAAGATAATGAGCGAGCATCCGAAGCTCAATCCCGCTAAGATCAGCGCCGACCATACGTAAACCCGGACTTGGTATAAAGAGTCTTCTAAATCTTTCATCTGATGGGACTTGCCCGAGGTTGGGATTACGGTGAGCACAGCGAAAAGTATTAGTCGCTACACTACAATGGTGGTGAATTCTTTTAGCACTCGTACTCAACTTCAGCCAGGCGTTCGCGCCTTCGCTGATCATTCCAAGCATCTTCGTTATCGTCAAAATCCGGAGGAACATCGTCGCTACTTCCGAATTCATCTCCTTCAGGATCACCTCGTCGATAACAGGTTTCCCAGTAGTTGTCTTCTGGCTTGGAGTCCAGCCATAGAATTGTTGCAAGATCCATGATATATGATCCCGTGATGATGTGTTGAGTTCTTTCAGTCGAGTAAAGGGTGCACCCTTGACATATCCTTGCGTGCGGTTATCTCGTTTAGGAGTGAATTCCGATCCTCGGACGAAAGGGTGCCGGTTTCGTAGTAGCTCTTCAGTTTCTCGTAGTTCTCTGGTGAGAGAAGATGCAAGTTGCCATGCAGCGTTCTCATCAAAAGACCATCCATGAATCTCCTGCTCCGTAAGGATTTGTTGTACTTCGTGTTCTAACGCGACCCATTCAGGTAGGGTTGGAAGTGTTTCCATAGTTTGGTGGTAACGTGAACGTCTTGTATGCAATAGTCTTCCATTTCCTGGGACCAATCTGTCCAATTAGAAGTGGAACCGTAGTCACCTTTACGTTCATCTAATCTGTAGCCGTAAGATTCAAGTGAGTGTTTACCGTACAACTTAAGAGGCATACCATCCCAGGTACGATTCTTATCCAAGTTGATCATGTCGGGGTGGTAGAGTCTGCTAAGGAGTAGAGTATCGACCATATAAGCAGGCTTACCAAACCAAGGGTAAAGTTTGCGAATAACAGGTATGTCGTAGCCAATAATGTTGTGACCAATAATCCTGTCCGCGTCCTGGAGTCTTTGCAAGCCTCTTGATATTGGCTCACTGGACCCTGTGTCATTGTACGCAATCGTCTGATCTGTCGAGAGATCGTGGATAGCAAGGCAGTGGATGGTACTAACATCATGCAGTAGACCGTTTGTTTCTATGTCAAAGATTAGACTCACTTCCCATTCCATCTGAACGTTTTATCTTTAAATTGTGCACGTTCGATAGCTTGAGTAGTAGGTGGGTTAGGTCGTTTAAGTTCAGAAGTCTGTTGCTGCATTGAACTCTGGTTCTGGTTGAGTTTCATAGAATTTACAGGTAGGGAGATCATAACTTAGCTGACAGGCTACTCCAGTTTCGCCCGAATAACGATTTTTAAGGATTCTAACAGTCGTAGAACCTCCAGCTTTGTCGGATTGTTGATCTCTTTCCAATCCAATACACGCGTCGCTGAGTTGAGCGATTGCAGCAGATCCGCGCAGTTGTCCGAGCGTGACTCGTGCTCCTTCTTCATGATTTTGATCCGATGATGTACGTTTGAGATGTGATACCAAGAACAATGCTATGCCTGTACGCTCCACGAGCGATCGAAGCTTAGTCATTGTAGTATCAATCATTCGCCGTTCGTCTCCGTCAAGCCCAGAAAGGAGGATGGAGAGGTGATCCAAGAAAATGATTCTACAGTCGAGACCTGATGCCAGGTACTCAATCCGATTATAGATAACATCAGGATCGTAGGAGCCGAAACCGTCAAACAAATAAAGGTTCCAATTAGCCATCGTAGCGTCGAACGCCTGAACAAGATCTTCGTGAGTATGTTCACCCAAGTGTAATGATTTACCGACATGGGAACTCATCAACCCTAGGGCTGTACGACGGTTGGATTCTTCCAACGCCAGATAACCGACCCGCTCCCCCTTGTCAAGAAGGTTAGTTGCAAGTTCACGACAGAAGCTGGATTTTCCGATACCAGATCCTGCAGTGATTGTAACAAGCTCTCCATATCTGATCCCGTGAAGCTTTGTTTGTAGTCCTTGAAATGGGTAGTCATGATCTGCAGCTGGTGATGGTGTGGTTACAAGATCTAAAAGAGTTTTGCCATCGACAATGCCATCAGGACGGAACGGTTTGGCGTCCCAGATAGCTCGGCATACAGCGTCTGAGTCATTAGCTTGGAGTGCGTCTGAGGCATCCTTGTAGTCGCCCTGGAGGTGGGCAATCTTGACTTTACCAGGTGGTAGTACACTAGCACACTCTTCAGCGGCTTGGCGACCTGGTTCGTCATTGTCGTAAAAGATAACAATCTCATCGTAGCCTTGCAGCAATGGGAGTTGTTTCTGTACAGCCTTCTTTGCACCAGCTGCACCAGATGGTACGGAAACCATCGGCCAACCTGGCATACATTCTGACCCACTAGCTGCATCCATCTCGCCTTCAAAAATGACGATACGTTTACCAGTAGTAGGGTAGAGATGCTGCCCGAAGAATGTACCAGGCACCTCACCCTCATACGAGAATGATTTGCCCTTTGTCTTTACCTTGGCACCTTTGACGATGCCTGATTCGTCATGATAGTAAAAGCGGAGCTTATCACCATCACGGTATATTTTGTACTTCTCACATACTTTCTGTGAGAGGTTACGCTTCTGCAGCCTTTGGGCTGAGCCTGTTATGTTCACACGTTTGGTTTCGTGAATGTGTAAAGAAGGTTCACCATCACCGTGCGTATAGTGATGGCAAACGAAGCAGTATGTGTGACCGTCATCATAGACACTCTTGGCATCTGACGATCCACACTCCTCACATGGCTCATGAAATAAGAATTCAGATGAGCCAGTCGAGGGGGATGTTTTGGAATGATGTCCAAGGGATGTCATGCTTATCGCACCACTTAGCGTATGTAGTTTTAGATTTCTTACTGATCTTATT